AGTCCAGGAGGTATAAAAGGATTGCACTACAGTTACAATACCGTCACTGGCATCAAGGGTATGTCTGATAGGGATGCTGAGTTAGTTCTTTCGGAAGTTAGATCTGGACTAGAAAAATATGCCTGGGATTATTGGTACGAGAATGATGATGATCTTTTAGTTTTTGATAACACAATCGTCCAACACAGAAGACTCGGTGATACCACAAATAGGTTGGCACTTAGATATGCATTTGATTACACGTACCTACAGTCTGAACCATATCAACCATATTACCAGGAAGAGTATCGTAAAAAATACATTGACAATCTCATGGAACTTGCAAGTTCACATGAACATAACGAGATTCAGATACCATCTAAATAGATTGATGGAGTCCCATTAGACAATGGCATACGACGGAAACATTTTTACCCCAAGCAATCAAAACTTCCTATCCCCAGTTGGATTCAAGTTTGTGATTGGAAGAACACCCAACGTGGATTTCTTCTGTCAGAGGGCATCTATTCCTGAGGTAGAAATTGGTGTAAGGAATATTGAAACTCCAATCAAAGACTATCAGGTCCCAGGTGACAAGATCACATATTCGGATTTGAGACTTACCTTCCTCGTAAATGAAAACCTTGACAACTACTATGAAATCTATAAGTGGTTGAAAGGTTTATCCAACCCCAAAGAGTTTGAAGATTTTTACGAATACATTAACAGTGTAGATGAGAAAGGGAGAATGACAAAATTCTCCAAACAAATGAGCGATGCACGCTTACTAATTCTCAACAGCAATTACAACGTCATCTCTTCTGTTAACTTCTACAATATCTTCCCCACAAGTCTAACTACACTTGACTTTGATTCTTCCGCAACAGATATCAATTACTTTACGGCAGAAGTCAACTTCAAGTATACTCTATACGAAATCACTGATGAAAGCGGCATTATTATATGAACCTTGAATTACTTGATGATATGTGGGAAAAAGATTCCCGCTTAGATGATGAGAAACTAGATCATGATTCGTTAGCGATTCCTAAATTACACGCTAAATATTTAAGACTTTACAATTCGTTCTCGACCCTTAGGGATCAACAAGAACTAACAGTGAAACAAGTCTACCGTGATCGGTGGGAATACTATACAGGGAAGTCGGAGAAACCATTCCACTTTAAACTTCTCAAGCAAGATGTACCAATCTATCTTGACTCTGACGAAGAATATCAAAAGGCAGTCCTCAAGTTAAAGTATTACAACCAGATGGTCGATGCTCTAAAGACCATCCTCACGGCAATTAACAATCGTTCTTTTCATATTAAGAATGCGATTGAGTTTGCCAAGTTTTTGAAAGGATATGAAATCTAGTGTAATCATTGAAAAGAAGAACGAAGTTTACTTGAGGATTAACGCTGAACCACATGTCTACTATGAACTAGCAGATGAGTTTACGTTTGAGGTTCCTCAAGCAAAGTTCATGTCAGCGTACAAGAAGAGGTTCTGGGATGGCAAAATTAAACTATTCTCCCCAGGTACAGGCGAGATTTATGTTGGTCTTCTCCCTTACGTTACTTCATTTTGCAAGGAGAGGGGGTACGAATACGTATATCGGGACAACAAATTTTACGGACTTCCATCAGAGGTGGATGAGTTCGTTACACCCGAAGGAGTAGGCGACTTCATGAAGTCTTTGAACCTTCCGTTCAAAGCAAGAGATTATCAGTACAAAGGGATTTACGAAGCACTAAAGAACAGGAGAAAACTTCTCCTGTCTCCGACTGGATCGGGTAAGTCTTTGATGATCTATGCGCTGACACGTTTTTTCGAATCAAAGAATCTGAAGACACTGATCGTTGTTCCCACCACATCTCTGGTGGAACAGATGCATCGTGACTTCGAAGATTATGGTTGGAATGCAAAGCACCACTGCCACAAGGTATATGGTGGACAGTCACCAATATCCAATAAGGATGTTGTAATTACAACTTGGCAAAGTATCTACAAATTACCAAAGAGTTACTTTGATGATTTTGGTGCGGTGATTGGAGACGAAGCACACCTCTTCAAAGCAAAGTCTCTGACCAGCATCATGAACAAACTTCATGACTGCAAATATCGCGTTGGATTCACAGGAACTCTGGACGGTACACAAACAAATCGCCTTGTTCTTGAAGGTGTATTTGGAACAGTTGATCGTGTTACTAAGACGGAGAAGTTAATCCGTGAAGGGCACTTGTCTGAGTTTGAGATTAAAGTCCTCATCCTTAAGCACAATCCCATTGAGTTCGAATCCTACCATGACGAGATTGATTACTTGGTCAATTGTGAGCAACGTAATAAATTTATTCGCAATCTCGTATGTGATCTAGAAGGTAATACTCTTGTATTGTTCAACTATGTTGACGCTCATGGCATCCCACTTTTCGAACTCATAAATAATAAGGTGGGGGAAGAACGTCCTGTTTTTCTCGTACACGGGGGAGTTGACGTAGAAGACCGCGAGAACATTAGACAAATCGCAGAGACTACATCTAACGCTATTATCGTCGCATCATACGGAACATTTAGTACAGGGATCAATATTAAAAACTTACATAATGTTTTGTTTGCCTCCCCATCCAAATCTAGAATCAGAAATTTACAATCGATCGGGCGCGTTCTCAGAAGGGGTGAGAATAAAAGAAAAGCAGTTCTCTATGATATTGCTGACAATATGTCCAAAGGTTCTAGAAAAAACTATACCCTAAATCATTTAGTTGAAAGAGTAAAAATTTATAATGAAGAAAACTTTGATTATGAATTTATTGATGTCCGCATTGGAAACAAGTAAGATGCCAGATGAAGAATTTCTAGGTGCTATTAAACTTGTCACAGGTGAAGAACTTCTAGCAACAGTATGTCCTGTTTACGATGAAGATGGAGAATACATCATTGTAGAGAATCCTATCGAAGTAGAAGAGGTAACACTGGGTAAGAAACAAGGTGCCAAGATTGGTCCTTGGATGAAGTTCTCAAACGAAAGCACCTTTATCATTCCAAAAGAAAAGATCATTACCATTGTAGAGGTTGGTCCTGAAGTACAAATCTTTTACACTCTTGCTCTAAGGAAGCTCAATAGAGATTCTGAAGAATTGAACTATACGGGATCTGATGAGTTTGGAAGAATAGGAACTGTAGATGAGTATAGAGATCTACTCGAAAAGTTATTCAAAGCTAATTAAAGCTTATTAGTCTTTGAACCCTCCACAGGGTTATTGTACAAGGAATTGAGAGGTCTGTCAAGCCCCTTGACTTATGCAGTCCGATTTGCTACACTAATGTCAAGGAATCAAGAGAATGTATGAATGACAAAGAGAACCGCAAAATCAGAACACTACGTCAATAACAAAGACTTCTTAGACGCATTGATAGTCTATCGGTCCAGGGTGGAAGCAGACTTCTTAAAGAAGAATGGTAGAAAGCCTACTAAAGAAGATCGCTCAAAGCATTGGGAAGGCAAACCCCAGATCACGAATTACCTTGGCGAGTGTTTTCTAAAGATTGCTACTCACCTCTCATACAAACCAAACTTCGTGAACTACATGTTCCGAGAAGATATGATTTGTGATGGTATTGAAAACTGTGTTCAGTACATCCATAATTTTGAACCAGAGAAATCCAATAATCCTTTTGCGTACTTCACGCAGATTATTTACTACGCCTTCCTCAGGAGAATCCAGAAAGAAAAACGTCAACTTGAAGTAAAGAATAAGATCTTACTCAAGTCTGGGTATGAACAAGTGTTCCACTCCGATGACAATGATTCCTCTTCTGATTACAATACCATCAAAGAGAACGTGGAAATTCGAATTAAGTAATGACAGAAATCAAACTACATGAATATGACAAGTGGGCAACCGAGTGGTCCCACTATGTTGGTGAAGAAGATCTGGGTAAGGTACGAATTGCCAGAAGTCGTTTTGGTATGCATACCAGTTATCATGAGTCTGGTAAAGAACTTGTTACTGGCATTGAACTGGATCAAGTTATTTCTGGTACATACTGGCATCTTAAGTGGAAACGCGATGGATACGTTCCCCCAGTAGGAATGGAAGATGTTAAAGTATATGATGGTGTTGTTGGTGGTAAACTGTAATGTATCCGATTACTGTTGTTGATGGATTCTTTGAGGACCCCGATAAGGTAGTTGACTTTGCTATGGAGCAAGAGTTCTTCCCTTCTGATGATGGACGTTGGCCAGGTAAAAGAACTAGACAACTTTGGGAACTAGATAGAACTCTGTATGACTGGACATGTATAAAGATCATGTCTTTGTTCCATCCAGAGATTCCACCTCACTGGGAATTTGAGATTGCATTTCAATTGATTTCTCCATATTCCAATCATCAATATGATCCAAAAAATCGCGGTTGGATTCATGTGGACAAGGGAATGACTGCCTTTGGTGGCATCATCTACTTGAACAAACATCCAGAGAAAGATACTGGAACATCAATTTACAAACAAAAGAAAGGGTGGTCTAGTCAAATCTATTCTGCCCTTTCGGTAAAGGAAAAATTCTATACTGGTCAGGAAGTATCCGACGAGGAATATGAACAGGCATGGCATTTGATCCAGTCTCAGTATGAGGAGACAATGGAAGTCAAAAACGTGTATAATAGAATGATGTTGTTTAATTGCAACACTTTTCACAGTGCAAAAACATTTGGTAAGAAACAAGATCGTCTGACAATATCTTTCTTCTGTAGAGATCTTGCAGCACAACCTCCCCTCTTTAGATAATTATGAAAGTAGCGATCATCACTGACCAGCACTTTGGTGCAAGGAAGTCTAGTAGAATTTTCCATGACTTCTTTCTGAAGTTCTACAATGAGGTATTCTTTCCTACGCTAGAGGAACGCGGGATCAAGGTTGTTATTGATCTTGGTGATACCTTTGACAACCGTAGGAATGTTGATCTGTGGTCTATTCAATGGGCACGAGAGAACTACTACGATCGCCTGAATGCGATGGGCGTAAATGTTTATTCTGTTGTTGGTAACCACACTGCATACTTTAAAGATACCAACAAAATCAATACCCTAGACAACGTACTGGGGCAGTATGATAATATTAAGATATACTCAAGACCTACTGAAGTTAACATTGGTGGTCTTGGTATTTTATTTGTTCCCTGGATTAACCAAGAAAATGCTGAAGAGACTTTCGAACTTATTGAAAAAACAAATTGCGAGTGTGCGATGGGGCACCTTGAGCTCAACGGATTTGAAGCTCATCGAGGGCACGTCATGGAAAACGGTATGGGCAGCGAGTTATTTCAGAAGTTCAAGTCGGTCATGTCTGGTCACTACCATCACCGATCTTCCAGAGGAAACGTCCACTACCTCGGAAACCCTTATCAAATCTACTGGAACGACTACAAAGACCCCCGTGGATTCCACATCTTCGACACCGACACTCTAGAGCGAGAGCACATCTTAAATCCATTTGAGATTTACGATAAGATCTATTACAACGAAACGAAGGTAAATAGTTCTAAGTTTGCATACGCAGATTACGCTAAGAAGTTTATTAAGATTGTCGTAGAGAAGAAGACAGACTCACATAAGTTTGACTTCTTCATTGCACAACTCTATGCTGCTGGCGTACACGAAGTCAAAGTAATCGAAGATCCTTCTTTTGAAGCAGATCTACAAGAAGAGATTGACATCGAGACTGAAGATACCCTAACTATCTTAGAGCGTTATGTTGACGATCTCGGACACCATGATAAAAATGGTGTGAAGGATATTCTTAAATCTCTCTATGTAGAAGCACTGGAGTTAGTCTGATGTTTATCTTAGCGTTGCTTGGTAAGGAAGAAGAAGGCGCATACGCCATTACTGACGAAAACGGTGAGAAGGTCATTTACCTCTTCCTTGACAAAGACGACGCAGTGCGCTATGCTGGTCTTCTGGAAGCAGATGACTTTCCAGAAATGTCAGTAGTGGAAGTGGAAGATCGTAATGTTATGCGTGCTTGCGAGCAGCACGGTCATCCCTACTATATTGTTACTCCTGATGATATAGTAATACCACCCAGAGAAGATTAATTTTTGTCTTATTATGATTCACTTCAAGTCTATCCGTTGGAAGAATTTCCTTTCGACTGGAAACGCTTTTACGGAGATGTGCCTTGACTGCAATCACTCCACTCTGATCGTTGGTACAAACGGAGCAGGTAAGTCCACTGTGTTGGATGCTATCTGCTTTGCCTTGTTCAACAAACCTTTTCGAAAGATCAATAAACCACAACTGGTTAATGCGATCAACGAGAAGGATTGCTTGGTTGAGGTTGAGTTCAACGTAGGTTCTCGTGAATATCTTGTTCGTCGTGGAATCAAACCAAATGTCTTTGAGATTTATCTCAATGGACAAATGCTCAACCAAGAGGCGTCTGCTGTAGATCAGCAGAAGTCACTGGAACAAAACATCCTGAAGTTAAATTACAAGTCATTTACTCAGGTGGTAATCCTTGGATCATCCACGTTTGTTCCATTCATGCAACTTGCACCTGCACATCGTAGAGAAGTTATTGAAGACTTGCTTGATATCAAGATCTTCTCTACGATGAATGTAATCCTTAAGGATCGCATCAAAGTTATCAAGGAACAGATTCGTGATCTTGATTACAAGATGGAGATTGCTAAGGAGAAGGTGCAACTGCAGCAAAGATTCATCGAGGATCTTAAGGAGCAATCCAAAGAGAGTAACGTTCAACGTGCTAATAGCATCACTGAACTTAGGGATGAGATCACATCTCTCCTTGTCTTCAATGAAGATCAGAGCGTATTGTGTTCTGGGTTACAGACTAAACTCGATGAGTGTGATACTGTAGATGATGAGTATAGTAAACTCAAAATCTACGAATCTAAGTTCCAAGACAAATATAAAAAATTGAGGTGCGATCATAAGTTCTTTAAGGAGAACGATATGTGCCCTACTTGCAAGCAAAGTATCACTGAGGAATTTAGAGAACAAAAGACCGCTAGTCTTTACGTATCCATGACAGAACTCGACACTGCAAGTGAAGAGTTAAATCAAAAACTTAGTAGCATTGCTGCTAAGTTACAAGAAAAGAAAGATCTCCTCAAACAACTTCAAGAGATCAACAGTCAGATTACTTCTAACAACAAAGAAATTAGTTGGAAGGAGAGTATGATTTCGAATCTTGAAAAGGAGATTGAAAAACAAAAAGGTGGCGGGGCAAACCTGAAAAGGGAATTGGCAAAGATCAAAGATCTTGCCAAAGAAGGTATGGAGATTGAAAATCATCTCTCTACTACTAAGCATAACCGAGACAACCACGAGGTTGTTACTGGTATGCTCAAAGATACTGGAATCAAGGCAGGTATCATCAGAAAGTATTTGCCAGTGATGAACCAGTTGATCAATCGATATCTCAAAGAACTGGACTTCTACGTTTCTTTTGAACTCAATGAGAATTTTGAAGAGACGATTAAGTCCAGGTTCCGAGATGAGTTCTCCTATGCTTCGTTCTCTGAAGGTGAGAAAATGCGTATTGATCTTGCTCTTCTGTTCACTTGGCGAACTATTGCTAAGATGAAGAACAGTGCTAATACTAACCTTCTTATGCTTGACGAGATTTTTGATAGTAGTCTTGACACCTCGGGCACAGACGACTTCATGAAAATCTTGAAAACATTCTCAGAGAATACAAACGTCTTTGTTATCTCCCATAAACCAGACGTTCTTCAAGATAAGTTTGAAAGAATCTTGAAGGTAGAGAAGAAACAAAACTTCTCTACAATCATAGAGGATCAATAAATACTCTATATAGTTTTTGTTATGTACAAACCATACTCACCTGAATGGCACAGGTACAGATACCTGAAAGAAGCCATCGATACTTATCTAGATGATG